CCCATGGCAAACAACTTATTCCACACTGGAACAGGTGGTGCCCAAGCCGTCCAACATCGGAACGTGAACCACGCTGTGTCCTTGTCTTCGCTGAACTCGATCTTGTCCTCGATCTCAACTTCACAAACATCCCACTTGGTATTCCAGTTTTCATTACGCCACTCGTGAGCAGAGTGGATCTCAAGCTCATGTTGCCCATGCATCCTCTTAGTCACAGGATCAAGCAATACTTGCAGAGGCATAGGTGAAATGACACTACAAAAACGAGGATCATCACAAAGATCTGGGCTTAGATATTGGTATAATTCATATACCACTTTACTAGCTCCATGAAGATAAACAGTTTGGTCACAATGATTAGGCATTATCTATATCCTTTACTAAAACGTGATAAACAGAACGTATGTTGTTTCTGAAACATTTGTTAGAAACCTCTAATGCAAGGTTTCTGTTTCCCTGTTCTTCATCAACATACTTTTGGTAGTTATAATGTTCGCCCTTCTCCTCAAGCTTGAGCTTTGCAAGATAGTCCTCGGACATCGTTACTTCCATGTGGATTTCTAAATTAACTTTTACCGCAACCGACATTACACATCCTCCTGTGAAAGAAAGGCATAGGCAGGGTTCTTGAACTCTTCCTCAAACAACCCAATCTCATCAAAGCCGTACAGAACTAATGCGTCCTCGGTACTCTGTCCATATTCATAAACAACCAAGTCATATCCAACAGGGATACCACCCTCGAAGTCCTCATGAATTGGCATTACTTTAGGTAAGGTAGTCTGGTTCATTATAAATACTCCTTGTTTAAAATAGTAAATAAGTGACTGATGTATTCTGCTTTCGCTTCATCAGGCAAAGGTTTGCGGTTCTCTTTTTTGTAATCTAAGAACTTAGCTTCCACTGGATCTTGATCCTTGTCGAAATATCCCACGACAACTTCCCAATCGTTGATAACCTGACCTTTACGATCTTTCTCAAGCTTAGATCGATCCTTCATATTAACAGTGATCTCGTAATAGCTTTCGTCCTCCTCGTTAAACCTAATCAACGATGGACACTTCTCACCCTCAACGCCACCATGTGTGAAACCATCTGGCTCCATCTTTGCAATGATTGCATTGTATAGAGACACGTTATCAAAGTCAGGGAACATCGCTTCAAGATGTTTGCCATGTACAAAGTCGATTACTTCTTGAAAGTTATTAGTGTGCAAACTGTCATGGAAGTTTGTCCAATCTGAATTGTGACAATTGTATCGGTCAGATGTCTGGACAATGAACCTCGGTGCCAATGTATGCTCAACCTTGGATAAATCAAAACCCTCAGAGAGATCCTCTCTCCTCCAATACCATTCTAATAAATCGTGATTGGTTCCCATGATACGAGCAGAGTTCATAACACGCTCTTGAAGGTGGTGGCTATCCATCCAGATGTGAAAGCCGTTTACTTGGTAGCTCGGTAACTCATCATGATGATAACTGGTGTTTGTCCAATGTTCTGGTATTTGCAAGTCGTCAATGTATGTTTCGAAACTCATGATTGACCTCCCTCTACTTTATCCCACGCTTCACAAAATCCCTTGATCCACGCATACTGATCCTCGGTTACTAAACTTGGATCGTGCAAATATTCCATTGCATCAACCCATGCTAAACCCGCATCTTCACAGAAAGATTTGTACGCCTCAGTCAGATCATCAAGGTCAATACGTTCCCAACACAAGCCATGACCCACACAATATATTCCATCGGGTGATGTCTCATTAGCTAGTATGTCCTTCCAGTACTCGGTGTGCTCAGAAGTCCAATTGTCTTCGTTGGTTATATCAAGGTCAGATATAATCTGATCACGAACTTCTTTGGTTGCATGAGGAACATACCATCCATTCCATGTACCAACATCAGGGACATGAATGCCCTCATATATTTTCACGCCTTCTTTGAAATCCCATTCTTGAACACATTGTGGGAACCCAAAATATATAGTCGGGGTAGTTTTTGTGAGTGTCATCTTGTGACCTCCTTTGTATCATAGTTTCCGTTAAATACTTGCAATTAATTATTATACTATTACAGGCATATACAAGTGATACAGGTTCTTGCTCCATGGGTCAAGAAAATAATTTTAGAGGGGTGAGGACAGAGAGGACTATATAGACACATTTCCCACAGATTTTATTTTTTTTTGAAAACTAAATCCATATTAGGTGTCCTCAGTGTCCTCAGTGTCCTCAGTACTATATTTATATACTTCAAACTAGCCCATAAGTGAGGACACTTGAGGACGTTGAGGACACTTCTCGTAGAAAAAACGCCTATATAGAGAAGTTGCCCTCTCTCTTTCTTTGATATAACTTGTACCTAAAGAACAACGAGGATCAAATGAACTCTGCAAAAAAGAAAATAGAAAAAGAACATGGTCGAACTCTGACCAATAGACAAATGACTTTTGCAAGACACATCGTGGAAGGCATATATTCCAATGCAGAATGTGCCAGAAAAGCGGGATATTCCCATGATGTAGCAAACAACCAAGCTTCAAAACTTTTAAATGGAAGGGAATACCCTCATGTATTGGAGTACATCCAAGATCTAAGGGATGAGAGGGAACGTAGGTATGGCGTGACAACCATTGGACAACTTGAGAGACTTCATCAACTATCTAGTGGAGCCGAGGAAGCAGGGCAATTTTCAGCGGCAATCAATGCAGAAAAAATCCGCGCCGCTTTGGGTGGATTAACTGTTGATCGAAGGGAACAAGTGAACACAATTGATCAACTATCTCGTGATGAAATTGTCGGAAGGTTGGCAGATTTACAGAAAAAATACCCTCAAGTTTTTGAGATCGAAGGAACATATAAAGATGTAACAGGAGCAAAAAATAATGAGCGGACAAGAGGCGAACTTTTGGAGCACGATACGAAAAAACCTACCGAAGAAGTGCTTCGCAACGAGGATTGAAAACAAACATGGAGGTGGTGTTCCAGACGTTCACCTCGTCTGGGAAGGTCTACCCTTCTGGCTAGAACTCAAGGTTACAAAATCCAACGCGGTCGCCGTCTCGCCTCATCAAGTCGCTTGGCACATGGCATATTGGGCACGAGGAGGGTCAAGTTTCTTCTTAGTAAAGAGAGCCTCTGACCGAGAACTACTTTTGTTTGGAGGGGAAAAAGGGGTGGATTTGGCACGAGGTGGGTGCTCCGCGGTTCAAGTACCGAGTTTCAAGAGCGTTGATGAGGTGTTCTGCGCCCTGCGCCCTGTTTTAATTGATAAATACTCTTGTGCCTTGCGCCCTGCGCCTTGATCTTGCGCCTTGCGCGTCGTTAATATTATTCTGCACAAAAAAAACTAGGCGATTGCTCGCCTAGCTACTTGGTTCTAGTGTTCTACGATTGCTATTGATTTTCCTAGGCTCGAACCTTTGCATAGTTTGCAAGCTGTACATTGGACGCGACGACCTGCCTCTTTTGATGCAGGACAAAGCGCCTCGTTTGCTTTATCTAATTGCCCTAGATCCGCGATTACTCGAAAGGTTCGACGACCTTGCGACCAATGGTCGAGTGCCTCTTGCTTATTGTCCGCGCTTTGCATCGCAATATCTGGACGCCAACCTGATTGGTGGCTGTATGCTGTGAAAGTGGACGCCTCTGCGAGTAGTTGTTCCCATACAAAAGAGGGCACCGCGGCCGGATCTCCATAAGTTCCCACTCTAACGAACCGATTGCGGCCGAGCGTGTTCCTATTCTTTTGAGTGTTGGCCGTTGGATATATACCTTTGATAAAAGATTTATAAACAATTAAAACGCCTTGCCCAAGGTTAACATAGCACCGACGACCCTTTGCAATCTTGCGCTCTGGATCTGTTGTAACTTCTCCGCGCATTGTGCAATCGCCACAAATAGAAAAATCCGCGCCTGTCTTGCTTGCTTCTCTTGGATCTATATCCGAGCGCAAGATATAAGTTTGTACGACCTTGCCTGTCTTGGTGTTTCGGTCGGAATATGTCGCAATAACGACGATAGGTTTACCATCCAAGAGGCTCTTGCCATTGTATATGATACCGTTTTTCATGATATTATTTTACCTCCGCGTCAATTGTATATGACCAGTTTAAAGGGATGATATGATCAGCACCCATAATTGCCCGCTGTGCCTCTGAATAAGTTAGGTATTGTCCCCAAGTGCGAACCTTTTCGCCCGCTTGGGTGAAATTGATATAATAGTAAGTCATTGGTCTAGTCTCCTTAATATCGTTAAATTGTAAGTAAATTATAGCAGAATATAGACCAGGCACAAGTTAAATATTACCTTGCGTCTTGCGCCTTGCGCCTTGGTTCTTATATTTTTATGGGATTATCTTGCGCCTTGCGCCTTGCGCGCCGCGTCTTTCTATTTGTATTTTTCTGCAGCGCAAAAGAAAACCAGGTCCAAGGACCTGGTCTATTGGTTTTATATTATACGTTGTATTCGTCGCGCCACTGTGGATCAGCATCCAAGAGCTTTCCAAATTGAGTGATTTCCCTGGCGTAGGTATCACCCATTTCATATTGGCCATCATGCATCATGGGTGATGTGGCTGCTACAAACCATCTTGCATATGGGTCTTGCATTTCTGCAGCTGAATGCTTGTAGGTCTTTAAAACCTTCCACACCCAACCTTGATCGTTCACATAGGTTGCGTATGGTGTATCAGCTGCACGAGTTTTTCCGAAAGATGTTCTAGGCATATTCTTCTCCTTAATTAAGTTGATACCCTATTGTACACCATGCACAATAGGGCTTCAAGTTTTATTTCCAAGTAAACTTATTTACTGTAGTTGTTGATGTAAATCGTTGCCACGACTGGGGGCGGTTCTCTTTCCACCATGATAGGTTTGGGGCAATGTCCCTAGTTGTTTGAACGTAGTAAGCAAAATCATGTTCAATCGCTTCAGCGCGTAAAGCAGCTTTCTGTTTATTCAGCTTGGCAATCTTTTTATCTAATGCCTGCAGCTTGTCTTTGATATCCATTTTAATCTCCTTAGTTGAAATGGTGGGGCGCTGCCGCCCCACTTTTGATTTACACGTCGATTGAGATCGATGCGTTTTGGATAACTTCAGAAACTTCGTCTCTGATTTCACTAGCGAACTCGCTCATGTCCAAGTTGTTAGACACAATGTCCATGATATCAATTGCATGATCATGCATATTGACTTCACTACCAGTTTCTAGTTCTTCGATCTTTAGATCGATCATGCGTGAAATACGCCCCTGCAATGCTTCCCAGATTGCTTCAGTGACGTTGTCTTCGGTATCCAAATATCCCATGATATTCTCCTTAGTTGAAATGTGGGGCAGAAGAATTCCACCGCCTACAACTAAGTTGTAGAATATAACTTGTAGATAGTCAACAAGTAGAAGTAAATTAAACGAGAATATTTTCCCTAAAAATCCACAAAAGCAGAACGATATACCTGGTCCCTGTGGGGGTTACTTGGTGGGTTTGGTTCTGAAATCTTGCGTGCGCGCCGACCCAACCCCCCGTATATAATAAGAGTACGAAGTACTATGTACTTATATACAAGGTGTCATAAATTCATTCGGGGATAATTTCATTGCCCCTTCCAAGAACCAAGGACCGCCTAAAAAATGCCCACTATATT